ACTTCTTCTACAAAAGCCTTAACGCATTCGTCTTTTAGGCAAAATTTATGGTTGAAACGTATGGGTTCAAACTTGTCTTTGCAATTCTTACAACGTGGCATTATCAAAAGCTTTGTGTTTGTATTTCCATTTCTAGTTCTTTAACCCTTTGTAATAGGTCTATGTTTCGGCTAGCGAGAATTGTATTTTCTCTACTTATCGATACTGCGTGTTCGTGTAGTCTACTAAAAAACGAAATAGCTTCAAGCAATTCTTGTTCGCTTTTTTCTGCTCCTTGTATATAGTCCTTTGCTTCGGGTCTTGTTTTTAGTATTTGTTCGCGTGCGGTCTTTATTCTTTGCTGAATAGCCCAAAGGTTAGCCCGTGTTTTTATAATTTCGAGTCCTAGTTCCATTTTAAAAAGGTGTTTTTGTTTGATGTTCTGGTTTGTAATAACTTCCCCTATTGGCGTATACTCTATTCCCTTTGTAGTCAAGCATATAATACTGGTAGCGGTCTACGTCTAGAAACATTTTGTAAACTCCGTTTTTTGACACGCCTTTGGGTTTACTCTTTGCTACTTTCAAATGTACTTCGTTTTTTTCTGCGCCCGTCCCGTCGCTATTTGCTAGTCCGTAAGGTGGTCGCCACGGAATTAATACGCTTAAACCTTTTCTAAACCATACTTGACCCCCGGCAAAGTCTCGCGCGCTAGGTATAGGAAAATAACTTACGTCGGTTCCAGCTATGGTTTTACTTGTTACCATTGGTTGATCGCGAACGTGGTTTATAACGCAGTTATGTCTGCCCGTTTTACGTGCGTTTTTACGAACTTGTCCTAGTATTCTACTTAAATACTTGTCTTCGCGTCCAAGGTCGCTTTGTTGGTATTCTTCGCTTAACTCGTTCCATGGGTCTATTGTAGTGGTGTGTATTTTAATACCCTCTTTGCGTTCTATTTCGTCTACTAAATCGTAAAATTTAGTTATAGTTAGGTCTTCGTAAATCGGATCAATAACAATAAAGTGTTCATTTACAAACATTTCGGCGCTTACTTGTTCGCCGTTTGTCATTGCGTTCTGGCCTTGAACGTATGGCTTACCTATAAACTTGTAGCAAAGTTCGGCGTATATTTCCGCTGCGCTTCCCGTTTCCGGGCTAAATACTACGTGTCGCCAACCATGTAAACACGAAAGGTTTATAAGAAATTCAAACCAAAGTTCTGTTTTACCGCTTGCGGGGGCTGAACCTATGTAAGTAGTACAACCTTCTTTAATTGTAAAGGGTAACATATCCCAGTCCCAACCTATGTCTTTTCCTTTTACGTCTTTTTGTAGGCGTATTTCGAACATTTCAGAATTTAAGTTTTGTAGTCTAGTGTACATTTATTCCCAAATTGGTGCTGGTTGTTTGTATATAGGTTTGCTTGCGTCTACTTGTTTTTGATTCCAGCGCTTTATTCGTAGTTCTAAATTAAAGCTAGTTTGCTTTTCAAAGCGCATCTTTTTGTCTTTAGGTCCGTGTTCTGTCCAATACTCGTAAAACTGTCTTACCATTTCTTTTCCGTACAATTCTACAAAAGGAACTAGACTAGAAGCAAACATTTGTTTGCGCTCTTTAATACTATCTATTTCTTTATCTTTATCTACTTCTTTAATGCTAGAGCCTGGCTTTAGCGTCGCTTTAGCCTTGCTTAAGCCACCCTTACGACCCGACTCGCTGAGTTTCAAACGTTTAGCGGTTATTTCTTTACGCTCTAAATCTAAAAAAGAAATTACTAAAAAAGTTTTTTTCGTCTTTAAATAATTTTTTTCAATCAATTTTTCAATTAATTCTGAATTTCTTAAGCGCAGCTTTGCTTCCTCTATGGTTAGGCAATTATTTCTATTCCAGTATTCAGCGCATACACTTATAAAAGCGCCTTGCAACTCAAAACTTTCGTAGCTTATATTTCCCGTGATCCATTCGGTCGCGTTAAATTTAAAGAATGGTAGTTCTTTGCTCATTGTTTAATTTTTAGGCAACAAAAAAGCCTCATAAATCCATCGGGTCTCACTTCGATTTCATTATAAGGCTTCAATAATTCCTCTGGGTTCTATGGTGTGAGACCGAACCATGTACAAATATAACGTTTATTTTTCTAAAAGGTTGCTTTCAGCTAAAAGTTTTTCGTAAACACCTAATTTAACACGTCGACGAATACGTTTAAAGTCGCGTATTGTTCTAGCATCTAATAGGTCCGTTTTTAAGTCGCGCACTTGTCTGGTTTCATTTGGGTAAATTATTACGCTACCCTCTAGTTGTTCTTTTAACTGATATGTTTCGTGTTTATAATCCTCGTCGCCGTAGCCCGTAAGGTCTTTATGCGTTCGTAAGCCGTGAATAATTGTGGAGTGATGCTTCCCAAATATCTCGCCTATTTGCGAAAGGCTAAAGCCACTAGTTCGTAGTTCATTGTATAGGTATGCGCGCTTGTATATTAGTCCGCGATCCCTACATTTGGTTGTTAAATCGTATGCCTCTATAAGTTCGTGTATTAATGCTATTCTATTTTTCATATTTCCGTTATTTTAAACTTGCCTAGGTTAAAGTTGTTTGTATGTATAAGTTCCGACTTCATGGCATAGGCCATAGTTTTAGAATAAAAACGCCAGCTTTGAACCACTTTAGTTCCGACGTAGTACGTTAGTAAGTATTTCATATCTCTTGCATTTTAATTTCACAAATTCGGTTATAAAGGTCTTCGTTAAAGTTACCCCAAAAGCGGTATATTCGATAGCGGTTAAATGCCCCATACAGCGTGGCCGTGGTCCTCGTACCATTCGCAAATGTCGGACTGTAACAAGTCGTTACCGTATTGCTTAAGTTCTTCGTATAGCTGGCTTTCAGTTTCTTTGGTGTTTTCATAAATTTTTGTTATTTGGTATGTTAATTCTTCGGTGTCTTGAACTCTATTATAGCTTAATTCTACATAAACTTCGGCTAGTAGTTCGTCGCTATATGCGCTAAATATTAAGGCGTGCATTCCGCCGCCGTAATTAAAACCGCCTTGCGGGTCAATCCATATTCTACTGTTCATTGCTTCTATTATAAACGCCTTGGGCGTATTGTTTGTATATACCTTTCAATTCGTAGCTACGTGTTTTAAACGTTTGCGGATCCGTAGTCGCATGGTGTAAACGTGGCGGGGTGTTTGTTGACATGAGCCAAATAAGTAGTGCAAAGCCAAATAAAGCTACAATGCCACAACCTAATATCTGGCGTTCGTCCGTGTTTAGGTCTGAGAATAAGAATTTAATTGTTTTCATATTGCTTCAATTAAGTGTTTTAACATTTCATTGTAAAGGGCAAAAGCTAGGCGGGTGTCTTTATGTCCGTACCCTAGCGCGTCGCGTTTTGTTACGTAGTCGTTCCAAAGCTTGTTTTCTGTTTCAATAATTAGTTGCGTTTTCATGTCGTTAGTGTTTTTGTATATGCAAATATATACACTTATTCGTTATTAACAAAAAAAAGTTGCATTTTTTTAACATTATTTTTAGTATGCTAGTATTTACGGGGGTTATAGACGCAAATTATTTTTAGAAAATTTATAGGAAAACAAAAAAGCCACCCCGAAAGGTGGCCTTAACAACTATGAAACGTGTAAAGTTAAGTATTTAAAGCGGGAATTTTGTACTATCTATGTTTTTATAAACTTTTCTTTGTCCGTCTTTTTCTATACGATCACTTTCAAAGACCAATATACGGCCGCCCGTTGGCTTAACTGGTGCGCCTCGTTCTACGTGCCAGCCTTTAGAACCGTCGCCGTATTCCTCTTTATATGTCCCGGTTAACATTAAGTGTATTTGTTTGTGTTCTTGTCGGTAACCTTGTTTGGTATTATAGCTTATAGTGTCGCGTACGTCGTTACGTGAGGCGTTTTCGTGTATGTGTCCCATGGTAAAGACGTCGAAGTCTTCGTACATTTCCAAAGCCCTAGTTAAATTCAAGGCCCCTTTTGTAACTACACCACCACCACCGGAACCGTGAAAGTATTTGATTTTAAACGAGGTGTTTATATTCTCGCTAATATGTTGACGAACAACTAACCAACCACCATACCCACCAGTATACACGCTTGAGCCAGCTTTATAATTAAGTAGGTCAACAAAGCGTTGCAAAATGTCGGTTTCTTGCCATTTGATTATAGCCGTTTCGTGGTTGCCGTAACCTATTACCGTCAAAATATGAGCATACGGTAAAAACCATTCAACGGCGGTTTCTACTATACTATCTAAATACTTTGCGTTGTTATGTTCGGGTCGTATGTCGGACTTATTACCGCGCCGATCGCCTTTACCTTGCATCAAACAAAACATATCCCCGTTAATCATTACCGGTATGTCGTTTTCTTTGCAATAATCTAGGTCTTTTTTTAGTTGGTTCCAATCGCATTTAGGGTTGTCCCAGTGAATATCGGATAGCATGGCTATCTTTACCTTTTTACCAATTAGGTTTAATTCGTGTATGTTCTTTGCGTGTTTTTTTACAGTCATAAAAAGAATTTAGAAAACTTAAGTAGCCAATTTGTAAGGAAACCAGCACCGAAACCTATTATAAAAAGCCAAAGGTTAGCTTTTTTTTTCTTATTACGTTCTGTTTTCCATTTAACTACCTCAACTTTTTCAATCATTCGTAAGGTGTCGCGTTTTAGTTTGTATTCAATACGTGTCTGCAATCTAGTTTTAGGTACGTAGGAACGCTTGTAACGAACTATCGTATCTTTTTGGACTAATACCCTTTCCCACATAATAGAGTCCCTTAAAACGTACGGAATTGAATCTATTGAATTTATGACAAAAGTGTCTGCTACCTCCTCACAACGGTAACCCTTCTTGATTGCTTTACGCACGTGGTAATTTACTGAGCAAGATGTCGCAAGTATAGTAGATATTAGCGACAAAATAAGTAGCGAACTTCTCATAGATTAAAGGTTTTTAAGCATATCAATCATTCTTGGACAAGGGTAAATGTCGCTTTTATCTTTACGTACTGAATTGTGGGTGTAAATTCCTTTCGTGTTTTTAAAGGCTTCTTTGTCAAGTGCGAATATTTCCGAACGATATTCTTTTGGTATGTCGTAAGTTTCGCAAAGGTAAATAACTAACTGGCGAGTGCTTTCTATTTGTTCGTCGGTGTATTTATACCAGTGCTTGTATCCTTTGTATGGTGTGTCTAAAGTTGTTACCATAGAATCCATAACGCGGCCACCTACATAGTTGTAAAATTTACCGTCTTTTTCTTTTAAGTATCCCCAGTTGCAGACCTCTATACCTACCGAAGTTTTGTTAAGGTTTGTATACGGGACACCTTGGGCTTTAAATTCCTTTTGACCTACACCTAAATGCCAAGACCAATGTTTAGACGAAAAGCATTGCACTATTAAACCGTTTTGTCCTATAATAAATGCCGTAGCTATTCTCTCCGTGTTTCCGTTCCAATACCTACTAACTGCTTCGGCATTGCCACCACCCGCTGTATGGTGCAAGTAGATTTGTGTTTTGTTACTTTCCTCGGCAAAAAATTGCGTTTCCTTTAAACGTACTTGTTTAATTTTAGAAATGTCTAGTTTCATAACTTGTATTTAAAAGCGCAAATGTCAAGTGTTTTGCGCTATTTACGGGACTTTATTTAAGTTCCTCTAGTTGTTCTTTGCTACGCTTTACGAACTTTATAAACTTGTCCCAAACATTAACACCGGTTACTGAAAAGTAGCTTTCGTTTATGCTTTTGATTTCGGTAACTACGCAAAAGAAAGTAAACATTTTTGTTAACACTAGATCCACCGCAACAAATTGCCCTAGTATGTCGGCTACTACGTACTTTTCAAGTAAGAATATAAACACAATAGCACCGGAATACAAAAGGCTTTTGCTAATTGTGTGGCTCAAACGTCTAGAACGAATAGAGGTCCATCCGTTTTTCTTTACGCTACGCCAAATGCCGAAGGCGGTATCTAAAACAATAGCTAGGATAGCAATAAAAACAAGCGGCTTAACGGGCGCCAAAACGGCAAAAAGTGCAAAGGCTAATATTTGGGTTTTAGTTGTCATTAGAAAACCATTATAGAATTGTTATAACCGTTGTCGTCGTAACGTTGGCCACAACGTCCGTAACAAGTACCTACACAATTACACGCGTCAATTTGTGGGCGTAAATCCGTGTCCCGGTTTTGTAAACTAGTAAATTCGGGAAACAAATTTTTGTTAGCTAGCAACCATTTAGACAAACGCATCTCAAAGAAACTAGCTTTTTGTGCGTAGTGTTCCATTGAAAAGGCAACCTCGGCACGGCTAACGCTATTTGAATAGTCGCCGCTTTGTGTTTGTAGACCTTTGTTTTTAAGTTGGTAAGATAGCCCGAAAACTGCATCCTCAGCCGAACGCCACGCTACAACGGGTTGTATAAACGTTACTAGGTCTTCTTCGTCTGGTGTTAACGTTTGGTTATTGTAGGCGTCTAGTAGGTGGTTGTAAAACACGGACCCAAGAATAGGTTGTACCCTTAAGTCCGATTGCGTTTTTATGTACGGTGTTACGTCTGTAACGTCTACGTTCGCCGTTATTGGCGTGTTCGTCTTTAGATAGTTTTCGGTAATAAAGTAAATCATTTCTTAAATGTTTGGGAAGGTTCCGATTGTGCTACTACGTCGCCACCTTCAACTGGTGGTAAGCTTGCAAGCGCTCTAATTTCATTCGGTGTCATGGTGTCAAGAACTTTTGTAGCTACCAAAGGCGACATAGCGTTCAATGCGTCTTGGGTTTTACTAGCGTCGCCCTCAACCTCTACGATTGTTTCGTTTATAATCTGGAAATTCTTAA